GCTCTTTTACCTGCAGAATAATATGAACTTATTATTGGTGCATTACGTAATATAAAATCTAAGAAACTACCACCGCCAGGAGTAGGTATTTTAACTCCTGCTAAGCCTTTCAATTCTTTAGTTAATTCACCTACGCCACGTATTAAGTAACTAACAGAATTAGCGACATCTTCAATTTGTGTTGCAAGGCTGGATATAGTGCCGCCTTTGCTTATATTAGATATTGAGTCTAATAAACTTTTACCTATAACCTCGGCTGCATTAGCTGATGCAACTCTTAACTGATCCATTTTGCCAGCATATGTATCTAATCTGGCCGCTGCTTGACCTGCAAACTTATCGTTTAATTCACCTAAAATCTTATCCATATCGCCAGTTTTTAATGTGGCTTTACTTAGGCCTACACCTAATCTAGTTAATGCAGATGTTTGTCCTGTATAACCTTTAGCAATAGCCGCACTAACTTCTGCTACAGAACGACCAGTAGCTGCTGCAACATTTAGAGCTGTGTTTAATGCTTCTTGGCTTTGAGTAATTGAGCCTGTAACTGTTAGTAATTGTTGAAATGCTGGCCTTAATTGGTCATCTAATACGCCTGTAGCCTTTTGTAAATTGGCTATATAAAGTTCTACACCTGGTGCGCTAAATGCATACCCAGTGTTCTTTAATTGCATCTCTAAAGACTTGGCTGCCTTTTCATCGGCTGCAAATGCGTTAATTGCTTTTTTGCTATATGCAGTAAGCGCTGTTAAAGCAAATACACGTCTAAAGGTTCTACCTAATGCTTGGGTTTGTTTTTCAAATGCTGTTAATTCTTTTTTGGCTTGCTTTAGGCCTTTGTTATTATAGGTACTAACTGCCGATACGACTACATTGGCCACTATGCGACCTTCTTATCTGTAGATTTATTAAAGTATGTTGCTACTTCATTAACGGCCTTTGCTATTGCTTCGTAAATGCCGCCACTTTCTTGCGCAAATGCTTTGTAAATTAAGCGACCTTTAGTCTTACGGCTGTTTTGTCCTCTAACACCTTTAACTCTAGGCTGTGATGTAAGTGTAGGTAAATCAGTAACAAACTGATAGCCAGCAAATGGATTATTAGAGTTGTAGGCTGATCTAGCACGGCTTCTACTTTTAGCACTACCAGATTGCTTATAGGCAACTGTGCTACTGCCTTCATAAACAGATGTAAATGGTGCTCTACCTTGTGGGTTTAATCTACCTGCAGTTTCATAAATACGACCAGCTGCGCTTATGTTATAGACATAACTTTCTACCTGGTAGCCATTACTAAATTGCCTATTCTTGCCTTCCTTAAATCCAATGCCGCCACGTACTTGGTTTTCATCATATTTAGGAAATGGTCGATAATCCACAGTTGATTGAATTGGTTTAGCCCAGCCAGACAGTACATCAGTATTGCTTGCTACAAATCCTTTAGCCTTAGCTTCTACAGTTTTCATTAAAGGATTAACTGCAGCTTTAACACGCTTGTATAAATCCTCATCAATAAACGTCAAGCCTTTTAAGACGTCATTAACGCCTACGACCTCGACCTCTACTGGCATCTTGGACCTTCCTGGCTCTATCGTTCAAAACCTGCACTATTGCATTAATCATTTCTGAGTCCATATTAATAAACTCACTTGGCGCTATCCCAGTTTCTACGCTTAATGCAGCGATGCTATAAACCAGTGAATCACGCCTTGCTATTTTTTTTCTTCGTCTAAGACCTCTACAGTTTCTAAAGTGTCAATAAACTCAGTACCCCATAAAGGTATCTGTGCGCCAGACCTACGCAAGCATTCATAAGCTAACCAAAAGATTTCGGTCTGCCTTTCGTGCTCACGTAGGACTTTAGAAATTCCAGCGCCGTACTTCAATTCGAAAGCGTACTCGACACCTGGTGTTATCTTGTGCTCAGATATATCACCATTAGCCCTTGTTATCTTTAGCTTTGCCATTTTTACTCCTTGATTAGAACGCCACTGATGGCGATACTGTTACCACGGAGTTTACTGTAAATGTCATTGAAGAAGTTGCAATTTCAGCCACGCCACCCTGACCTAGTGGAGTTAGGTTGTTTACCAATATTGAGAATTGGTAGGTTGGGTTAGCAGCTGATACGGCAGTACCTTTAACAGTAATAACTGATACTGATAAAGTTGTACCAAATGCTGCATTTAATGTTTGCATAACTTGGCTTGATGCCCAGTCATTGTTAAAGTCGATGGTAAATGTGCTATTTTCTAAACCTGCTACATAGCGGTGGCTGGAGTCCCCCATGCTGGTAATTTCTAGCTCGTCCACTACTTTGTTGATTACTGCACTGCTCACGTATGAGCTAATGTCAATAGATGGTGTTGTAGGCGCAGCAGCTGTAGCCAACTTAACGCCAACGTTATTATTTAAGTATATTGCCATTGTTACTCCTCGTCATTCTTGTTGGTTGTTGCTTTGCCTTTAGGTTCTTCTTTAATTTGGCCTGTCTTAATTAAGAAGGCTATGTCCTCTTCTTTGCTCATTTTAACTCCAGCTCGTTAGTATGGATACTGTTATTTCTGACGTTAATAAATCTCCACTTGCCGCACTTGTTATAGCTGGAGCGGAGACACTTGATATGTTTAGCACTAGGGTTGATGCTGCTAATTTAGTAACTACTGCCACTATAAAATCTTCCATACCTGCTAAATTGCCTTGATTATCTAAGGCTGGTACTGCCATCAAAATTCTAAAATTAGCCAGTGGTGATAATGTAATGTGGTCGTTGTTTGTCGGGATTATGTAAGGATCGCCAGGGGTAATTACGACGCTGTTTGCGAGCAAAGTACTTGGCGGATAAGCAAATACTGACCAAACACCTGCGTTAGTTAAATCTGTTGCAAGTGTGCCTCTGAGTGTAGTTATTGCTGCTGGCATTAGCCCACCAAAGATGATGGCGCAGCGTAAGGTTGGATGAGACCCCTGATTCTGTTGATCATTTGGTAACCCATCCGATAGGGGCTAGCGCTGATCCCATCCATACCTACGCCCCCAGTTTGGCTAACTTGTCTGGCTTGAAAAATATCAACCGCCAGGATCATCGCAGCTTCTCTTATAGCTGGGGTGGTCGCATAAGATTGTGTTTTATGATCTGGGCCAGTAACTAAGCCATAAGGTAATACTTTGTGAAATACTTGATCTGCTGCTGTTTTTGCATATTGAATAATTGAATAGCCGTTAGGAAAGTTTAAGTTAGCCCAGTTATACATAAATAACGGAATGCTAGATGTTGTGCCTGTGGTTGGTGGAATAGTCCCTGTAATTGTATATGTGCCATTAAATGTAGCGCCACATCCTGACACTGTTACAGATTGAGTAGTGGCGAATGCGTTTGGATTTGCTAATAATAAAGTTGCAACGTTATCTTGCAAAGCTGTGCCTACTACTGGGGCAGTATTAAACCATAGATATTGATTGATTAAATCTTGCGCTGTTTGGCAGACTTCTTCAACAGTAGCTGAACTGTAGAGTGAGCCAATACCTAAATTACTGCGTAACTCAGCTTCGGTTACATACGTGGCTGGCATCTCTACTCCTATCTAATAAAGCTCCCTGGGGCTAGGGCTACTAAACCCCAGGGATAATTAATTAATCGGTATTTATCAGGTCTTTTTAAACTTGTAAATTCCGTTAGGCATCTTGGCCAATGTTGCCATATAGCCGTAGATTGCTACCTGAACCTGTAGGTTGGAAACTACATTTACAGACATAAAGTTTTGTGCTGAGCGGTAAACTGTGAATGCCTCTGGTGCAAGGATAATTGCTGAGTCATCATCAAATGTAGATGCAGTGAAGTTCTTATCTACATATAGGTCAAGTCCTAATACAGAACCACGAATTGAACCAACGTTAACTTGTCCAGCTGCGTTCATCGGTTGCAAAGCAGTAAATACAGGTCTCTTAGTTGTATCTTGAGCAGAAATTAACGCTCCCCATTGTGCTGGGTTAGCAAGATAATTCTGTGCAAAATAACCAGTGTTTTTGTAAATGTTTTCTGCTGATTCTGCTGCGAAATCAATAATTCCGTCTAGGTCTGCAGATGTGTTTGTTGCGTTAGCAGATGCTTGGATTAAAGCTGCTAATACAGTCTGATCTAGGCGTTTCAAATATGCATACTCAAGTTGCTTTGTTAGTTCTGCATAGAAGTTAGGGTCTGAACGCTCTAACAGTTCAACAGATAGTGTGTTCATACCTGAGTACTTAGAAACTGTAGCTGTTAAGTACTGAGTTTCCATGCCTGTATTTTGTACTGCTCCGCCTTCGGCTTCTACAGTTACTTCTGGTGCTACACCATTTCCGCCACCTACGCTAGTGACCAGTGAGGGCACGCTAATCGTCATACCACTTTGCGGCAAAGTGCCTTGTGAGCATGCATCGATTGCAGGAGTACCAAAACGTGTGTTTGTTACAAACTCACTTAGGTACTGTGTTGGATTAAATGCTGGGTTGGTTGAGAATGAATCATCAGCTGCTGCTATGTATAGCTTTGAATCTTCATTACCTAAAGCAGCCTTAATCTTGTGCTCTGTGTATGCAGCCATAGATGTAATTGGCGTACGCACAGTTGTTTGAATTAATGGTGCTGTGATTATTGGGCGAGCAGCTTCTACTGTAGGAGTAGCAGCCTCTGCCTTTGCTTCTTGTGGCGCTGTTGCTAAATCTTCCACAGGAGCCTCGCTTTCTTTTGGTTGATTTGTGTCCTCTGCTTCGTTTTCACTAGCAGCAACTTTAGTTACTTGTGCAGCGCTAAACGCTGGTGATTCAACTAGGCTAACCTCACGTAGGTTCGCGCTAGTTACATATAAATAATCTTTTTTCTGTACTGATTTGTTTACATCTACGCCAACAGACAGGCCGTCTATTAATTGCTCGCCAGCAAGGATTAAAGCATCTTGGCCTTGCATAGAATTGCTAATTTTGAATGATGCGTAAATGCCATCCTCTGCTTTGTTAAATTTTTGCATACGGCCTATTGGTCGATCTGCCTGGTGTTGCATAAGCATCTTAACTTTGCCAGGATCGCCTATTTCTATTGAGTCTTTAGCAAATACGACCTTACCAACAGAAGTATTGCCTACCTCTTCAAACGGCACTATTTTGCCAGCAATTATTCTGCGCTCGCCATCGGCAGCTTCTACCTGGCTACTGAATGTAAGTCTCATTAGTTTCTTCTCTTCCGTTCGGTGTTAGGTTTTCCATTTGTTTAGCATCATCTACGTCTATCAAACCTAGATTTAGCATTTTTTCTAGTGCTTCCAAACGCTTCATTGTGTCAGCCCTTAGGAATGACTCTTCAATAGCAAATTTAACTACATGACCACGTGGCGTAATGTCATCCATGCTAAGTCTGTCCTCTATGGCGCAAATAAATGGCTGTAGTGAATATGCTACAAACTCTTTACGGCCATCAATAATGTTTTGATATGTCATGCTGTTATTCATGTCTGCGCTTATGTAATACGCTGGCACATTCATAGCACGGGCAATTTGAGTCGCTAAGTATTGTTGACTGTCGTTGTACATCATGTCTTTAGGACTGAATCCTGTTGTTTCATAACTTAATGTGCTAGTTAAATATGCTGTTGATCTATTTTGGCGACTTTGCTTCCATTGTGCTAATAATCCAGATACTTGTTGCTCTGGCAAATCTGCGCCAGTATTTTTAATGTAGCCTGATGGCATAGGAGTCTGTGCAGATACGGCTGCCGCTTTTTCTATATCTAATGCGCTTTGTATTGTTCTTGCAGCTGTTTGTAATACACCTTGTGTTAATCCTTGGAATGTGATAAGTGAACCAATACCAGACATCGGCGCTAAAACGCCATCTACATAATATTCATTAACTTCTGTACCAAACTTATTTGTTGTAAATGTAACTCTATTGTTTGCTACCCATTCAAAACGTGATGGGCGCATATCATCTGCATATAATTCTGTAACTCGCCAATATGCAACGCCATAAAATAAAAGACTATCGACAGTCCATGAAATTGTGACGGATCGTGGTTGCCGATAGTCTGGCTGCTCTATCCATAGAGGGTTTCCCAGTTCCTCACCATTTGACTTTTTGTAAAGCTTCAATGGCAAGTAGGAAACTACACCAGCTATTAAATTTCTGCAACGTGCAACTGCAGGTACTTGCATAGCAAAATTACGATCTAATCCGCCAGGGAAATTACCAACACCTGTTGTAAATGAACCATAGCCGTAGGCTGTGTCCATAATGGCAGGGGCGTATTGCGCTTGGACTGACTCTTTATTTTTGGTTATACCCAAAGCAGACAATAAACCCATATGTATATGTTATACCATAAAACGGACTAATGGTGCAAGTTAGACATAAATTTGCGCAGTTTGTTGTGGCTTTGTTAATTGACTAACTACCATGGCTAGTGATATGGCTGCAGTTACATCTCCAGCCGATTTACGTCTAATAATGCGCCAGCCAGCATCATTTGTCTTAGCTGCACAGTTATTAAGATGCTGTACTAAGTCAGCTTGTCCAGAATGAATTATTCGATTATTGGCTAACCCATCTGCTAAGTCTGAGCAAGCCTGGTAAAACGCCTGGCCGCTTACGTCTTGCATTCTCCAACCGCTTTGCTCTAATTTTGTGGCAATAGTTTGCGTAGCATACTTGTCAAAGCAGATCATAAACGGATGATATTTTCTAGCCCATTCATTTATGTCACTTGCCATCTTAACTTCATCTATGGCTATGTCGCTATACCATAATTGCGCTAAACCTACAGCTATCTTTCCATCTTTTAATTGACCCATAACTAAAGCCCCAGAACGCCTGGTTGGTGCAATATCAAAGGCCATTATAGTCTGAGGACCGACAGGGATTTCTAACGTACTATCACTACATGCTTCTATTGATCCATATACCCATGGGCTTTGTGTGCTATCTACCCACTGGCAAAGCATTTCAGTTCGTGTAGCTTCTATGCTATTGGTGCTTACAGATTCTTCTAATGTCTGCTCAGTTATTAAATGACCTAATGCTGGGTTTGCCATAGCCCAGGCTTTGCGATCATTAATTTTGCAGTGTTGCGGTGCGCTGTATTCGTAATAGGCTAAATTGTCGGGTGGATATGATAAGCAGCGTTCACGTAAATCATTAAGCACAGTACTAAACCCATCACCAGCGTTGCTAGTCATTAATGTCATAGCATTTGGCCTAGCACGTGTTACTGGCAGTGCAGCTGTAAACGCCTCTTCTGACCATTCACGTAATTCGTCTAAGTATAAGAAATCTGCAGTCTTACCACGTGGTGCATCTCTAGTAGCTGCAGCAATCTCATACCTTGCGCCATTAAGTAAGCTAATAGATTCTTGTCCGTTAGCCAAGCGTATCTGTCTTACCTGGTCTTTTAAGAATTGATTATCTTCTATTGTATAAGCAACTTGTCTAAAGGTATCCAATGCCATATTTCTATTAGATGACATGCCCAGGACATTCTTAGAACCCCATAAAAATAGATGGCTAAGGATTAGCATACGTGCTAAATGCGTTTTGCCGTTTTGACGTGCTACCAGTAATAAAGCTGTTTTTTTCTTCCAATTACCATCACCATCAACACTTAACAAATCATTAAGTACCCAGCGTTGCCAAGGTATTAACGGCAAACCTATCTTCTCAGCTAATTGTGCTACTTCTTCCAATTTTGTAGCACATTTTAGTAACGGCGTGTGGATTCTAGGCTCGGTGCTGCCCATTAGCCCGACCCCTCGTTTATTCTGGCTTGATTCGGTATTAATCTGCATCGAAATCCAACGTATCTGGCTTGCTAAATGGTGAGTCTGGCACTGTCCTGGTGGTTTCAGGGAGAGAAGGTTTCAAAAAGACAGGGGGGGTCGCCTTCGGGCTAAAAAAACGCCCACCTTTACGGCTATTACATGACTTGCATAGACTTTGTAAGTTATCTAATGCCCATGTATCACCACCCTTAACA